TGGCCGGTCAGTATAGGGTTTATATACTGACTGGCCAGTCAGTTTGTTTAGCTGATCACGGTACCGGATCGAATGGACTTCCCCACGTAGCAGGTACCGCTATTGGAATAGATACAACAATACACGCGGCGCCAGCGGGGGGAGCCTGGGAGCTGTACCATGTAGGGCGTTGGGATCCTATTTCCATAGCCCGTAGCCGTGTAGGAAAGGCATTTGAGCTGCCACCAAAGGGGGGCATACTTGGTAGCCAGGGCGACCGTCTGAAAGGGGCCGGCGGGGCCTGCTTTGTACTGCGCGTAAAGGGTGTGGGCTTCGGCTTTCATCGGTTTGTTCCTTCCTTGTTTGAGTAGTGTAACATCGGAGTAAACCATATCAAGGCCTACCCGTTCATAAGTGTACTCGCGATGAGTACACGCGCGGCTTGACGCTTGGATCCGCCATGAACGGGGAAGGCGATGATAGGTCCAGACTTGGATCCATCGCAGAGTCTGCAGGTATTGCACTGAATACTCTTGCCCTTTGCAAGCGTGGCCGGGCACTGGACTACCCTATTCCCGGCGGGGGTCTGGTAGGACCGGGGCAACCCTTCCGGAGTGACCACCGAAGCACGCCAGCCCGCGGCCAGGGCTTGATCTGCTTGCTCCGCCGTCTCACAGCTCGCGAGCAAAGCCCCTTTCCAGGGCGCGGCCGCGGGGTTGCGCCAGTGGTGCGTGTAGCCAACGAGCGCCAGCCCGGCAGCCCGGATCGTCTCCTTGATCGTGCTGGCGACATCCGGGCCAGACAGGCCCACGTCACCAATAGCGGACACTCGAACCATGCGGGCGCCCCTGTGGCGCTTGGCCAGCGCCGCGGGCAGGGTGTACCGCGCTGAGCGGCGCCCGTATGCCTTGATCGCGCTCGTGTGACCGATGGCAACCTGTCCAGAGTGTGCGTAGCAGCCCTGGTCAAGCAAGGGACAGCCTTTGCATGAGGCTTTGCTTTCTTCGCGGGTGGCGCCGACGAAAGCCGTCGGCACGTTGCCGGTCTTACGGTTTCCGGATCGAGCTGTCCAGAGGATTGAGACGGGGGAGGGGGTGAGCATGTGAGACTCCGGGGTACCAGGTAGCGGGGGGGTGTTCATGCCACTTGTTATAAGCGCACCGTTATAAACATGCAAGGGTTTATTATAGATCGGCTCACTTTTGTGGCCAGAAAGAGCTCGTTTACCATATCTGCCCCTCTGCTTACGCGCGCGAGGGCATAACTACGGCTCGCCGGGGCCCGGAGCGCCATAACTACGGCCAGCTGGGGCCCCCCTTCCCCACCCGGAGCTGCTTGGTATATGGGATACCCCCTCTGAATCCCGGTAGAAAAATCAAGAACCCCTACCCAAAGGTCGATTCAACGCCGATTTTTCTTTGTGATGATCTTAAAAGTCTTATATGTCTTGAAAGTCTTAACGGGGCGGTTTTCAACTACTATGCGGTTCACAATATATTTGTTACTACTACTATATAAATAAAATATTCTCACGCTCTTAGTAGTTGAAAATCGTCCCGTTAAGACTTTCAAGACTTCTAAGCTTCTCGCGGCTTGTACGAAAAGTGTTGCGTTTTCTGGCCCGGTCGATTACTCTGCCCACATGAACGCCCCCCCACCCATCAGCGCCACCACCCTTGCCCGCTTCTGGGCACGCGTAGACAAGACCGCCCCAGGCGGGTGTTGGATTTGGACGGGTGCTTGTAACGAAGGGGGGTACGGAGTTCTCCAGCTTCACAGCCGCACCTACACGGCGCACGTCGTCGCGCAGATGCTGGTCAACGGCCCTTCAATGGCGCATCAACGCTTCCGGCACACCTGCCCGTTCCTGCACTGCGTCAACCCCGCGCACACGACGCCCATCCTGGCCACCACCCCCGCCCAGCGACAAGCAATCCAATACGAACCCTCACGACGCGCGCTCTCCGCGGAACTGGCGAACCTACCCGGAGAAACGCCGATTGCCGTGTACATCTATCACCACGAAAGAGGTGCCTCCCCCGCTGACATCGCGGTAGCCTTGAACACCTCGCCGGCCATGGTCGAGACAATGCTCCGCTTCATGCCCCCTACACCGACCCAACTCGACTACTGGAGGCCTCGTGTGTGAACCCCAATGAGCAAGACCGCCCGCCCCCGTCTCGGCCCCTCCAAGCACCCCGAGCGCACCCCGCAGGAAGAGCTCGTCGTCCTCGCGGAGGCCACCAACTTCCGAGCCGAGAACCTCGCGGTCATCGACACGACCTCCCTCCGACAGTACCGCTTCGTGGCAAAATGCACCCTCCGGGGAATGACCCTGACGGAGATCTACAAGGCGGTCCAGGCCACGTTCGACGTGAACGCGAATCGCGCATTCGTCATCGTCGCGGACGTTCGCAAGCGTGCCCGACTCGCCAACGACGACGAGGACCAGAAAGACATCATCGTGGCCGAGATGACCCGCGCCGCCCTCCAGCGGCACCAGTTGTTCCACGCAGAAGCCGTCGCCACCGTACCCGACGTGCCCCTGACCGCGCAGGCCGTGGCGCAGATCTCAAGACAACGAACCGAAGCCGACAAGGCCGCGCGGGCCAACGCAGCCTTCGTCCTCGACGTGTACGGGCGCACCTCGGCCAAGTGGTCCCCGAAGACGACCATCGACCAGAGCCCCCTCCAGGGAGGCACCGTGGAGCAGCAGAACTCCGTCCGCAAGCTCCTCGGGTTACCGCCCCTCATCGACGTTACCCCCGAACCCGAAGGAACACCATGACCACCGAAGACATGCTCTGGGACATCGAGGACCGCAGGACACAGGTGCTCCACAAGACCGAGGCGCAGATGCCGCAAGAAGCCCGGCGCCTCATCGAGCTGGACGTACCCGCCCTGGTCGCCAAGGTCCGTGCGTTGACAGCACTCCTGGCCCTCGCAACAGCCCCCGCCTGCGCCCCTGACCCTGCGACCACCTGCACGTTCACCGTCTCGACGGAATGGACCCAGCAAGAAGACGGTGTGTACACCGCGGAGCCCTGCTACGTCGCAGCCCCTGACGGAAGCAGCTACGACTTCACGCTCTGCTGCCCCGAACCCTACGAAGTGGTCGGCGTCGAGTCTACGAGCGAAGTGACCTGTGGATAGGCTCAACGGCATCCTGTCCCTGCTCGCGTTGGTGCCGCCTGCGGTCCCCGACGCGGACCCGCTCCCCGAAGAGCCGTCGCTCACCGTCGAGCCCGACCCCACCTACCGGGTCCACACCCACAAGTGCGCGGTCAAGACGTGCCACGCCAAGCCCACGCACCAGGTGCTCGTCGTGGCCCACCCCGGCGAGGAGACGTTCACCTACGCCAACCTCCAGACGTGCGTGCGGTGCATCCCCAGGACCGCCGAAGAAGTCTTCCCCGGCAACGGCCTCGACCCCTTCCGGGCAACGTACCCCCACACCACGCACTTCTCCGTTCGGGCCTACGCCCTGTCGTGATCCTCAAAACCCTCGCGATCAAGAAACTCCAGACAGATCTCGCCCGAGGCCGGTGCCACGAATACGTCGAGATGTGCCGCATCGTCCGCGAGGACCAGACCGTAGGCCTCCTCGAACTGGAACCGCAGCAGCGCGAGTGCCTCGATGCCTGGGAAGCACACCGCTGGATCTGGGTCAACAAGTACCGACAAGCAAAGGCCTCGACGGCCCTCGCCCTGGCCATGCAGGGCATGGTCGAGTACGGCGAGGCGTTGCAGGGCCTGTTCATCGCGGAGCGGTACGACACCTCGGAAACGGTGTGGAACCGCGCCAGCTTCGCCTACGGCAACCAGCCCCCCGAGATCAAGATCCCGCTGTGGAAGGGCACCACGGCGGCAGACCGCCAGATGCGCTTTGCACACAACGGCACCGTCCGCGTCATCTCCGGTGGCTCCTCCACACCCGCCATCGGCAACTCCCCCGACCGAGTCGTGGTGACCGAATACCCCGACGTGAAGGACCATGACACCTTCAACCAGCACTTCTTCCCAACGATCAACAAGCGCCCGAACGCGCGGGTAGCCTTCGAGTCCACCCCGGGCATCTGGGGGTCCGTGCCACACACCATGTGGCTCAACGCCCTGGAGGGCAAGGGGCGCTTCCACCCCGTGTTCTTGAAGTGGTGGCTCGACCCGTCCATCGTCCCCATCACCGAGGACGGGCAGCGGCGCGCGTGCGCCGACCTGACGCCGACGAACGAGGAGCTGGCCCTCGTAGAGAAGCTGCCCGGGATCACCCGGGCCCACCTCCAGTTCCGCCGGGACTCGCTCGACACCGAGTTCCACGGGGACGTGCCGCTGTTCGAGCACAAGTACCCCAACAGCCCCTACGAGGGGTGGGTGAGCTCCACCAACCCCGCGGTGCCCCTCGCCGCCGTGCAGTGGCTCCTCGCCCGGGGCACGACCGTCAAGGACCACGTCGAGCACGTCTACGAAGACCCCGACCCCGACGACGCGGACCATCCGTACCTCATCACCGTTGACCCCGCGGGCTGGGGAGAAACAGGCGACCCGAGCGCGCTCACGGTGTGGGACGTCTGGAACCAGCGCGAGGTGGCAACGTGGTCGGGGCGGGAAGACCCTGGGCAACTGGCGCAGCGCATCATGCGCCTCCAGAAGTGGTACGGGGTGAAGCGCACGATAGTCGCCGTCGAGTCGAACAAGGGCGAGTGCCTCTCGGCCCTCCTCGCCTACGGGTGCCAGAACCTGTACCACCACACGGAGCACTCGCCGGGCTTCCCTGCCACGGCGCAGTCGAACGCCGACGCCCTGACCGACCTGGTAGACCTCCTGCGCCACCAGGACATCACCATCCGCACCATGTCCACGCTCCACCAGCTCATGGCATGGGATGGGTCGGGCCGGAAGAAGAAAGCCAAGAGCGCCGAGGGCACCCACCATTGGGACCGCGCCGTCACTTGCCGCATCGCGGCGCACATCTTCCGCCGCCGCCCTGTCCGCAGCCGCCCCGCGCCGAAGATCCACGGAAGGGGCATGACGGTCAACGACATCGACCGGCTGTTCCGAGAGAAGAAACGCCGAGGAGCCGTCATGGGACTGCTCCAGTAGAGCGAAATCCCACAGTCGCGTTGGCTTACTGCGGGGTTTCGCGCTACCATCGCCCATGCCCGCGCCGACCGCAGCCGAACGCTATCGAAAAACAATCGAATCGCACGTCCGGGTCTTCGAGAAGGACGAAAAACCGCTGTTCGACAAGCTGACAGCCTGGTACAACGGGCGTTTCTACACGGCAAACACAGGGGACAGCGAGTCGGACAAGGTCGTGACGAGCGTGAACCTCATCTTCGCCATCCTGCAAACGGCGTTGAGCAGCCTGGTCCCTGCGAACCCCGCAGTGACCGCGCTTGCTCGCTCCCCGGCCAACGAGGGGCAGGTAAAAGCCATCGAGGCGGTCGCGAACCTCGCGCTGGACGCGGGCGACTACCGGGACGAGATGGGGTTCTACGTGTTCGACTCCGTTCTGCTGGGCAGGGGGGTCACGAAGACGACGTGGGACGCGAAAACCGACCTCCCGGTGGTCATGGCATGCGACCCGCGGGTCGTTTTCTTCGACCGGACCACCCGCCGGCAGAAGCACATCCGGTACTGGATTGAAGCAACCCTGCTCTCCGTCGAGGAGTACCGCGCCCGGTTCCTGCCGACCGAGGATCACCCCGAGCCGATGTACTCCGGGGAGGAAAACCGCCTCGCAGAGCCGGATGCGTACCCGAAGTGGATGCTGCCGACGACGAACGGCTCTTCCAACCTCGATGAACTCAAGAACTTTCAGAAGTGGTATCTCGTATACGAGTATTACGACGTAGAAGCAGGCAAAGTCTGCCACCTGCTCGCCGGGCACGACGAGCCGTTGATGCAAGACGAGATGCTGTACTGCCCCTACGACATCCTGACCCTCAACATGAACGGCGAGGACTGCCGGGGCCTCTCCGAGATCGCCCTCATCAGCCCGAACCAGGAAGAAGTCAACACGCTGCTGACCTACTGGCTCAACATCGTGCGCGCGGCAGTGCCGAAGGGGGTATTCGACCCCGGAGGCATCGACGGCGAGCAGTTGGGGGATGCCATCGCTGCGGGACTCGGGACGTGGAGCCCCTTGCAGTCGAAGAACGGCAAGCCTCTGGAGGAGAACCTCGCCAACTTCCCGATGCCGAACGTGCCCGCCGACGCCTTCAACCTGCTGGAGTACACGGTTGGCAACATCAGCAAGGTGAGCGCCCTCGCTGCCGCCCAGCGCGGCCAGGTGACCGGCGCGCGCACCGCGACCGAGCTGGCGCTCATCCAGGGCGAGATCCGCAACCTCCTCGCCTCGCGCCAGCGGCAGATCGACAAGATGACGGTGTCCATCGTGGGGAAGTTCCTGTTCCTCATGCAGAAGTTCAAGTCGAAGGCGTCGGTGGTCGAGATCACGGGCCAGGAGGGGTGGCAACCCGTCGAGGCGGCGACCCTCAAGGGCGTCGAGGCGACCTTCAAGGTCGTCGCGTACAGTCCCCTGGAGTCGAACCGGGCGGTGGTGCAGGAGCAGTTCAAGGATCTGCTCCAGTTCCTCGTCACGAACCCCGAGGTGGACCAGCGGCAGCTCCTCAAGGCGATCATCGAGATCTTCGACAACCCCGCGCTCCGCAAGTACGACCTCCTGCGCCCCGAGCAGCAGTCCCCCGGCCCCGGAG